CGAAAGGCAGGATGGTATGAGGGCCAGCCGTGGTATGGGGGCAATCAACCCCAGCAAGATGCCCAAGAAGAAGGTCATCCATCGCACGGATGACCCGAACACTGTAGACATGTACGCTGATGGCGGCGGTGTAAACGCTGCTGGCAACTATACTAAGCCTAGTCTGCGCAAGCGGATTGTGGCGCAGGTGAAGGCCGCAGCAACCCATGGCACCGGGGCAGGCCAGTGGTCAGCCCGTAAAGCGCAGCTTGTTGCCAAGAAGTACAAGGCGGCAGGCGGGGGTTACCGAGATTGAAAGCGCCACAGCAGTCATTGAAGGATTGGGGCGACCAGAAATGGAGGACCAAGAGTGGCAAACCGTCTAGTAAAACTGGTGAGCGATACCTTCCGGAGGCTGCTATTAAAAGCCTCACTCCGTCTGAATACGCTGCGACAACCCGGGCCAAAAGAGCGGGTAAAGCCGCCGGGAAGCAGTTCGTAGCCCAGCCAAAGGGCATAGCAAAGAAAACAGCGAGGTTCCGATAATGGCTAAAGGCGACGATAAATACGTAAGCGTGCTGGAGCGTCAGGCGATACTTAATCGAGATATGAGTTCGCCCGAGTACCGCAAGTATTTGGAATCCAAACAGGCGCTACAGACGGTGACACCTGAACTGGAAGTAGGCGTGCCCTTGCTGCGGGGGCTACAAGGAATGGCGAAAGCCGTTCGTTCTGTTGGTGCGGCCCGGCAACCAGTACCCGCAGTGGAAATTGGCTCTGGCGTGCGTAATATGGAGAAACTCCATGCGCGTGGCCGAGAGTTTTTTGGTCCAGAAAACTACGAACGTGGGGTGCGTGAGGCGCTTCAAGCCAAAGAACAGGCGAAGATGGCCCGAGATTTTGGAAAAGCAAAACAAGACGTTTCCGGAAAAGTTTTGCGGACCGTGGGGACTGATTTGTTAAATGCTACCGTGGGGCGGGACGATCTGAGCCTTCCTGCAACCAGAAGGAGCGATTACATGACTCCTTCCGAGGAAGCTTCAAGTGGAATGGCCCGAGGTGGAGCGGTCAAGCAAAAAAAGCCCACAAAACCTCGTGGAGATGGCTGCGCCCAGCGCGGCTGGACAAAAGGTAGGATGATTTAAATTATGGCAACCACCTCCGGCGCAAGCAGCTTTAACCTCGATCTGTCTGAGATTGTCGAGGAGGCGTTTGAACGCGCCGGTGGTGAGTTGCGTAGCGGGTACGACCTTCGAACCGCCCGCAGGTCCCTAAACCTCATGTTTGCCGACTGGGCAAACCGTGGTGTAAACATGTGGACCTTTGAGTCCGGGACGATCAACCTTGTCCAAGGGCAGAACACCTATCCTCTTCCTGATGACACGGTAGACCTACTTGAGCATGTGATCCGCACGGGGGCGGGGAATGCATCCACGCAGTCTGACCTGACCATCACCCGGATCAGTGTCTCCACCTACGCCACGATCCCGAACAAGCTCCAGCAGGCGCGTCCTATCCAGATTTGGGTGCAGCGCTATAACGGGCAGATTTCCCCGACCGGGCTGACCATCTCTGGTGGCACCCTGTCTTCTACCAATACTACGGTCACCCTTAACTCCACGGTGGGTTTGCCTGCCACCGGGTTCATCAAGGTGGACAGCGAGATCATTGCCTACGGTGCAATCAGCGGGAACACCCTGACTAGCTGCTCCCGGGGGCAAGACAACACCACAGCAGCCAGCCACACCAACGGCACGGCGGTGTACTGGGCGCAAGTCCCGGCGGTCACTGTGTGGCCTACCCCCGATGGTTCTCAGTCCTACCAGTTGATTTACTGGCGTTTGCGCCGCACGCAAGATGCCGGTGACGGTGTAAACGTGATGGACGTGCCGTTCCGGTTTGTGCCGTGCATGGTGGCCGGGCTGGCGTATCACCTAGCCATGAAGATTGTCGGCGGGGCGGAGCGACTGCCTCTCCTAAAGGCGCAGTATGACGAGGCATGGCAACTTGCCTCAGATGAAGACCGGGAAAAAGCCGCTATCAGGTTTGTACCCCGCAAGGCATTTATTGGCGGTAGCTAATGGCTAACAGGTTTGCTTCAGGAAAAAATGCCATCGCCATGTGCGATAGGTGTGGTTTCCGATTTAAACTCAAGATTCTGAAGACGCTGGTTATCAAGACCAAGAACGTCAACATGCTGGTGTGCCCGGAATGCTGGGAACCTGATCAGCCCCAGCTTCAGTTGGGTATGTATCCTGTTGATGATCCGCAGGCTTTGAGAAACCCGCGCCCGGACAGTACTTATCAGGTTGCCGGTGCAGGACCGGATGGATATACAACCGGGGGCAGTCGGATTATTCAGTGGGGATGGAACCCTGTCGGGGGGTCATCCTTCTTTGACGCAGCGCTGACGCCAAACACCTTGGTATCTGCGGTGCAACTTGGTACAGTCACAGTAGCCACGACATAAGGAGTCGATCATGGACGCAAAGAAAATTGCTAAGGCCGAGGTAAAGGCGCATGAGAAACGCATGCACCCGGGTGCGCAGAAGATGAAGGCTGGTGGCAAGACCAACGCCGACATGCTCAAGTACGGGCGCAACATGGCTAAGATTATGAACCAGCGTAGTTCTGGTCGCGGAGGCTAATATGGCAACGTCTAAAGTACCCAAGAAGGTGGCTGCTCCCGTTGTGGGACAGATGCCAGTGAAAGAGGCGCTCAAGAAGAACGTCTCCGTTGCCCATGAGCGCTCCAATGAGTACGACGGGGTCAAGACCTCCGGCATCAAGATTCGTGGCACTGGCGCGGCCACTAAAGGCGTGATGGCTCGCGGCCCCATGGCTTGAGGTTTAAATGAACTACGCTGCGCTGGTTACCAGCATTCAGGACTACACTGAGAACACGTTTGATTACGCGACGAACCCGTCGATCATCAACACGTTTATCAAGCAGGCCGAGCAGCGCATCTACAACACGGTGCAGTTCCCGGTACTGCGCAGGAACGTCACTGGCTCTACCTCATCGGGTAACAAGTACTTGTCCTGCCCGGGTGACTTCCTGTCGGTGTACTCCATGGCGGTCATTGATGCCTCTGGGAACTACGAGTACCTGCTCAACAAGGATGTGAACTTCATCCGGCAGGCGTACCCCAACCCGACTACAAGCACCGGCATCCCCAAGTACTACGCGCTGTTTGGCCCCACGACCACGTCGGGTCCTAGCCCTGTGCTGACCGACGAGTTGAGTTTCATCCTTGGTCCCACGCCGGATGCTGTGTACTCTATTGAGTTGCACTATTTCTTTTACCCAACGTCAATCACGACGGCCAACACTTCTTGGCTGGGCGATAACTTTGACACGGTGCTGCTGTATGGCTCTCTGGTCGAGGCGTACACCTACATGAAGGGTGAGGCCGACATGATGGCGCTGTACTCTCAGCGGTACAGCGAGGCGCTGTCGCAGGCCAAGCGTCTGGGTGATGGTCTGGAGCGTAGCGATGCGTACCGCAGTGGTCAGGCTCGGATGGCTCCTTTGCCGCAGAATAACGGAGTTGCCTGATGGCCTTCACAGGTAACGTCACCTGCAATTCGTTCAAGACGGGCCTGATGAATGGCTCGTTCGACTTCAGCACGGACACGTTCTACATAGCGCTGTACACCAACGCAGCCACGCTGGACTACTCGACAACTGAGTACACCTCGACGGGTGAAGTGGTTGCGTCTGGTTATTCAGCCAGCCCTCTGACTGTGACGGTGACCCCGACGACGGGTGGCTCGGGCACGGTGTCCTACATCTCGTTCAGTAATGTCTCGTGGACCGCAGCGTTTACAGCACGCGGTGCGCTCATCTACAAGCCCGGGGCTAACGGGGCTGTGTGCGTGCTAGACTTTGGAAGCGACAAGACTTCCACGACGACATTCACGGTGCAGTTCCCCGCTGCCACCAACACATCTGCAATCATCCGAATCGCGTAAGGATCGACCATGTCTCACGAAATTGCTAAAGCCTCTGATGCTGTTGTTGGCGGTCTGGTCGCTGGCACCCGTCACACTGAAACTGCCAAGGCCACGGGCCGGTTCCGCATGGAATGCTACGACAAGGACGGCCTGCTTAAGTGGGAAGCTGAGTCTCAGAACCTCGTTGTGAACGGCGGCCTTCAGTACATGGCAGGCACGGCCCTGACCAGCACGGCCCAGATCACCACTTGGTACATCGGCCTGTACGGCGCTGGCGCTTCTAACACCCCGGCGGCTGGCGACACCATGTCTTCCCACGCTGGCTGGACTGAGGTGACCCCCTACGCTGGCTCTCGCCCCGCCGCCACGTTTGCTGCGGCTACCAACGCCAACCCCTCGGTGGTGACCAACAGCGCCTCTCCCGCGTCCTTCTCCATCAACGCCACGCAGACTGTGGGCGGAGCCTTCTTGGTGAGCAACAGCACGGCTGGTGGCTCCACGGGTACTCTGTTCTCTGCTGCTGACTTCCAGTCCCCGGGCGACCGCTCGGTGGTGTCGGGCGATACGCTCAACGTCACGTACACGTTCAGCTTGGCTGGTTGATGAGGGCGGGGAATGGTCAAGATCGACTTTGAGTTTGACTCCCCGTATGGCGTCTTTCGAGACGCCCTTCATCTTCCAGATGATCACGGGCTGAGCGACGATGAGGTTCAAGCCATGAAGCAGCAGCGCTTCGATAACTGGCTGGCTATTGTTAACCCCCCACCCGTAGAATCGCCCCCTGAACCGGGGGTGTAAATGGCTGATAGATACTGGGTTGGTGGAACCGGCACTTGGAACACCACCAGCACTACAAACTGGTCCGCATCCTCTGGCGGAGCTAGTGGCGCATCTGTCCCTGCCGTAGCGGACAACGTCTTCTTCGATCAAGCAGGCACCTACACCGTCACCATGACGGGCCCTTTGGCGTGTCTGGACATTACTGTCTCCGCAGGCACCGTCACATTTGCCACGGGCACCTCCCCCACGCTTAACGTCCGTGGCTCCATGTCCTTGCTGGCGGGGACGGTGTGGAGTTCGACAGGGGCAATCACATTTAGCGCAACAACCACCGGCAAAACGGTTACAACAAATGGCACGTCTTTTCCGGGGGCATTTAATAGTGATTCATTCATATTTAACGGCCTTGGCGGCGCTTGGACGCTTGGTAGTGCGCTGACCTTGTCTAATGGGCGCGTGAGCGTCTTGGCAGGTACATTCAATAGCGGTGGGTACGCTATTACTGCCGAGGGGCTTGTATCCACAGGAGCATCTGTAAGGGCAATTAACCTTAGTTCTTCAACGTTAACATTAGGCACGGGATTTAATGGTGGACAAGCGGTTAATTTTTCCGCATCAAACCTTACATTTAACGCCGGAACATCCCAAATAAATAATGCGGCTAGTTTATCGGGGCTAGGTGGTGCTGGGGTAACCTTTTACAACTTTGCATTTATTGGAGCTAGTATTGACGGGGTTGTTTCAGGCTCAAACACATTTAATAATTTTTCCGTTAGTGGCCCCACTTCAACAGGTGTAAGCCGTATTGCTTTTGGTGTGGGCAGCGTGCAGACCATCAACGGCATTTTTTCCACAACAGGTACAACGGGCACCAGACGGGTATTGTTTAATAGCAATACCGCGAATATTTCAGTTGATCTGGTAGTCAATGCCGCCCCAAACCTAACAGACGCAAACTTTCAAAATATTTATGTCAGGGGCACCTCTGCCCCCATCAGCGGTACACGTATCGGCAACCAAGGGGGGTGCAGAGGCATCACATTTGATGCGCCCAAGACAGTGTATTGGAACCTTGCCGGGAGCCAGCTTTGGACTTCCAATGGTTGGGCAACAACGCCTACTGGAGCACCTGCTGTAAACAACTTCCCCCTTCCGCAAGACATCGCCGCGTTTACTAATGCGGGCGCAGCGGGGACAGTTTCGGTGCTCAACACAATTAGTTACCTTTCTGGTGTTGACATGTCTGGACGTACCACGGCTATGACATTTGAGTTTTTTCAGGCAAATACCGTTTACGGCAACTGGACAAACGGTTCCGGGGTAACTTTATCCGGATCAGGTACGCTAACTTTCTCCGGTGGCGGCACCCAGACCATCACCAGTGCAGGCAAGACGTTTAC